TCAGCACCAATTCGGTCGGTAACCCCAAGCGAACGACAATCCCCGCTGCCCCTCGCCAGTTCCTTGCGCGGGAAGAGTTGGTTCTAGCCGAGAAAAGCTGGCCGGATGGATTGTCACCCGTCTTGCGGCTGGAACTACGTTGGATGCTGGGCATCCTTGCTGGACCTCTGTGACGGCCGCGGTTTGTGCCTCTTCGACACACGGCACCGCCGGCAATTCGGAATCGGAATCAGTGAGTGCACTCTGTTTGCCAGCAATGTATGCTTCGATGCCAGCCAGTTCAATCCATACCCGCCGTCCGATCTTCACAATAGGAAATGGTCCGTTGTTCCGGTCCAAACGGTATACCCTGCTCCGGGACATGTTAACCAGGCAACCGGCTTCCTCGGCCGTGATGTAGTTGCAGACCAAGAATGGGCGAAGGGGACGCTGGTCATGTTCGTTGACGGCACCGGCGAGTGCCTCACCGTTGACAGCTGAAGAGTCACACTGAGGAAGGGCAAGAGATTGGCTTGCGATGAGATTCATGTTTATTGCCTCTGCATCCAGAATGCCCCCGCGCAGTCCTGTTCCAAAGGCTCAGCAGGGCAGTCGCGAAGTAGTGGGGAACTGGCCACTGCTGAGCGTGACAACAATGGCGTTTTCGAGCGCGGCCTACGCGAGCCGCAACACGGAGCCAACCTCTCTCTGATGACTGTGCGGTGGCGCCAGAATGGCTCTATTAAGCGGCGAGGTCAACAAACGACCAATCGCCCGATAGAAGTTCCACGTCCAGACCATCGAGCTCCACAGTCGCCGTGTTCGTCTGAGGCTTAACAACCTTCAGGCGCCCGATCGAGCCATTCATAAATCCACGGTTCCAGTCGTTCCGCGTCCATATGATTGGCTCCGCTTCACAGATCCGACCTGCATCCACGGACGGCCTCCCCGGCTCCAGGATGCGGTGAAAATGGGAATTGATGGCTTCGACTCCGGCAATTCCGCATGTTGCGTCAGAAATGGTCCTTTTGGACTGTTGTGCGCAACATTGCAAAAAGTGCTGTCGTGTCTGATAACGGATATTCTCGTCAACCTGGAAGCCGTTCATGTACAACGGTTTGTTGGAAATCAAAAAATGACGGGGGAGGGAAGTCCAATGCGGCCAGGAACTTCCTTTTCTTCCCAAAGTGTTCATGTTGGTTGTATTGCACGCAGACAGTGAATGTCAATTGTAGAACTTCAGAGGGAATCTGTTTGTGCAACCCAGACATCTTTTCGGAACTTGACAGAGCCCGTGCCGTGCATTACAAACAACTCAACCATGAGAACACCCCTCCAACTCGCTCGCGAACGAACTGGGCTGTCCCAGACCGAGGCAGCAACTCGTATGGGGATCGACCGGACCTACTACTCCCGGATTGAAAACGGGCGATGCAAACCCTATGCCAAAATGGCCAAGCAGATCGTGGATTTTTACGGCGCCCCGCTCACCCGCGACCAGGTCCTGTTCCCCGAGGAGTATGTCGGCATGGCCCTGCCTCCGCAGCCGGAGGACGGCGCTCAGTCCGAGGCCGCGTAGCCGTGCCTCGCGGAGACCCACCACTCGGCGTCCCGTTGTCCACAGTCCTCACCGGATTCGCCAAGCGCGGCGTCGCCGCTCAGGCCGCAGTCGACAAACTGACCGCTCCGAAGAAGTCCTCGAAAAAGGGCGCACACTACCCCATGCGCGAGTTGGCCGAGATGTCGCGGGAAAGTGCCAGGGTGTGGGATCGCTGGGCCGCCGTACCGAATCGGCGCGCTGAAATGGCATACGGCGCGCACACCCTTGCCGATCTGTTTCGGTCATCAGCCTATGTGCTGGATACGATGGCCGACAAAGAGCGCCAGGAAGACGAGCCTCCTCCCAAAGCCGCGCTCACCAAGCTGCAGAAGTAGCCTTTGACACTTCTCCGCGATCGGCGCTATGCTGCAGCGGTCAGGCATAGTGGCCTGTGGATTCAAACGCTCAAGTACACGCACTCAAGCCCGAAGCGATTCGGGCTTTTGTGTGCCCGGCCGCGATAGAAGCTCGCTGAATGAGATCGCGCCGTTCGGAGCGTCCGGAGCCGTCAGCACGGAGCGGATCTCCTTCATAGCTCCAGCCACACCCTCAAGCGCTTCCATTTCCTTGTCGTACTCCTCCGCCGTGATCGTGCCCCGCTCCACCTGCACCCAGTGCGCATGGTGGAAAGCTTCGCGCGCATAATTTCCAGCCCGGCCCGCATAACCCCGCTCCACCAGATATTTCGCTTCCATGCCCAGCCGGACCGCCTCGTAGGCGCTTTCGCTTGGCAGCTCCGGCTGCTCCGGCTCGTACCGGCGGCAGAACTCGTACCACTCCTCATCGCCCTCCATGTTGCTGACCAGGATCGCCAGCGCCTGGCTCAGCTCGAGGGCCGTCCGGAACTTGATGTGCAACTCCCCGCGCGCAAGCGTCACGCAGTCGGGCAGGGAGGCCAGCCCGAGTCCCAGCTTTTCTTTGAGCACTACAGTCCGCGGCTTGCGGCGGCTGACGTAGAGGTTCGCGGCCCGCCGGGCCTGGATCAATGCGGGCACGTCGCGCCCCGCCAATGTCGTCTGGAGAACGTCGTCGAGAAAGTCGAGCAGCCCCTCGGCCGGGACGATGTAGCTTGTCCCATACCGCACCCGCGGCATGGCTTCCATCAGAATGCTGGCCGCGCGCGGCATCAGGCCGAAGAGCCGGCCGACGTCAGAGGTGTGAAAGTGCGAGCAAGTCGAGCCGGCAACCGCCTTGCGGATCTCGGCAGCGTCCTTCAGCCAGGAAATCGGTTTGGCCATAGAAACCTCGAAAACGCAGGGAATTCAAGGGTAGGGATAAATGCGAGGTCGCGCACTCATCGGATTTCTACAAGATACTACTAATTATCATGACCGGGTGTAAAATGGCCGATCATGGCCTCACCGCACCCCAAACCCGCTCCCTGGCTGTTGACGGCAGGTACCTCGACAGCCTCCCTCGTCAATTTGGTTTTAGCCTCGGTTCCCTCGCCCAACACCCGCCGAAGCTACGCCAAAGGCATCGCCGATCTGCTGGCCTTCGCCGATGGCCGCCCCATCACCAGGGTCCTGCTGCTTGAGTGGCGCGCGGCCATGAAAGCCGCCGGCCGATCCGCTTCCACCGTGAACCTGCGAATCAACTCGGCGCGCGCCCTGGTCCGGGAGGCGCTGGGGTCAGGGGCTGTCGACGCCGCGCAGGCCTTCGATCTGCTGCGCGTGGGCAACCTGCCCGTCCGCGGGGTCCGCGTCGGCAACTGGCTGACAGAAACGCAGGTCGACGAGCTGCTCGCCGTCCCTGATCGCACCACGCTTCGCGGCAAGCGTAATTACTGCATCCTGGCTGTGCTGGTTGGCTGCGCGCTGCGCGAAGAGGAACTCTTGACGCTCAAACTGGAGGACATCCAGAGCCGCGCCGGGCGCTGGGTGATACTCAACCTGATGAGCAAGGGCGGGCGGGTGCGGACCGTCGCAGTCCAACCATGGGTCAAGCAGGCTATCGACGCCTGGGCCAGCGCCGCGAAGATTCGCGATGGCAGGCTGATCCGCCAGACCACGCTCGCGCCTGGCGGGGTTTCCTCCGCAACCATCTGGAATATCGTGCGTGCCGCCGCCGCAAAAATAGGCGTCGCCAACTTCGGGCCCCATGATCTTCGTCGCACCTGCGCCAAGCTCTGCCACACCAGGGGGGCCAACATCGAGCAGGTCCAGCGGATGCTCGGCCACGCCGATATCCGGACGACTGCCCGGTACCTCGGCACCGAGCAGGATCTGGTGAACGCCCCCAACGACCGGCTGGTCTTCGGAGCACCCTCGAAAAACCATTAAAATCCCCTCCAGCGCCTCCAGGAGCGATTCCGGGGTATCATCCCCTGTCCGAATCGCCGCGCGTGCGTCCTGGGGCATCCTGGCGCGGCGACTAGCCGGTTTAATCGCTCCAGACATGGGAATGCCGCCTCAATCCAGGATTGAGGCGGCGGGAAGAACGGCTCCGAGGCAACTGTACAAACGTATAGTGCCCCGGAGATTTAGGCTGCGCTCTTCAGCTCTGCCTGTAGCAAAGTTTGGTACTGGTCTTGTAGCTCTGCCATCGAACGGCCGCCCTGGCCGTAAGCGTTGCCGGGGAAGCTCGCCCAGATATTGCTGCAAGCCTGGATAGCGAGCCCGAAATTGCCCGACTCGATCAGCGCGATCGCACGCCGCTCCTTGATCTGCTGCAGCGCGATCGCGTCCTGGCTGGCGGGCGAGAAGTCCGTCAACGACAGCAGCGTTTTGTATGGGCGCCACCAGCGGAGCATGAGCTGGTACCTGCCTGACGCGTCCGAGAAGAGTCCCTTGGGAAACTGCGCGCAAGGTGGCCGAACAAGGATCGCGCCCCGCCCATTGGCAAAGGGATGGGTGGTGTAATCCGAGAAGACGGAGGGGCCGTCGACGCCGGTGACGATGACGTCGTAGCCTCGGTTGCCCGTCAGGCGGCTCGCGCCGGTCCCTTCGCTCCAACTGATCAAGTCGAGAAATGCTTTTTCTTTTGCGTCGATGCTCAATGGTTCAGACTCCTTAGAATCTTGGGTTGAGGACGCAGCTCAGATAACTGCTGGCGATGATCAACAGCAGGGTTATCGCAGCGCCCGAGAAGAAAGCTGTAGCAGCCAATTCATTCCGTGACCACTTCATTTCAGGCCGCCGGCTTCAGCTCCGCCAGCTCCACTTTGAGAGACGGCGCCTTGGTGTCGATTTTGAAGCAGAGCCCGATCATCGCTGTGAGTTTCGTTCGCAGGCGCGCGCCCATGGTCAGGGTCTTCAGCTTTCCGGCCGGCCCCTTCACCATGTTGTAGGTGGTGTGCTCCTCGAAGAACTCTTTGGCCAGCGTCGGCGTTTCCGTCTTGCCCAGGTACAGGCGCAGTTTTTCGACGGCCGCAGCATCGATCCACGTGAGCGTTCCCGTGGTCGTGGTCGCGGTATTATGTATTCCCTCGAGCCGCTTCGACTTATCGGTGTGCCGGCCGCCCCACTTCTCAACCATCGCCGTTAGCTCGACTTTGATCTCGCCGGCTGCGGCGCCCAATATCCTCGCGGTCGCGGCCAGAGCATCGGCGCGGGTCTGCGCGGCGGAGTACTTCGCGATCAACGCGTCGATCTGCTTCGGGGTGGGTGCCGTTTCCGGCGTAGGCGCGAGTTCAATTTCCTGCCCAACTTCGGTGGTTTCTGTCATTTCGGTTTTCCTCATTGCCTTCTAGCCCAAGGCTAGATGGCAATCGGCTCGTTACGGGCACCCCTTGTTTCCCGCGCGACCCGCTCCGCGGGTGCCCGGCCGGCAAGGACGCTCAGTGGCCGATGAGCCCGTTCCTGGGAAATGCCCACCCGAGCAGAGCGAACAGAGCTGAGGCTGCGGAAATCAGGGCCAGGGCCTGCCACCGGAACTTATTGAGAAGTGCGATGGCATCCTCCACAATCTTCATGCGGCTGGGCTGGCCGTTCCCGTCGAGCCCAACTTTAATCGACGATTCGCATCGGACAACGCGGCTGACCATGTCGTTCCGGAATGTGTCAACCTCGCCGCGGAAGCGCATCCACTCCCCATCGCGGAACGCTCTGAACTCCGCAAGGATAAGCTGGCTCATAACAATCTGAGGCGTGAGCATCAGGGGCGTGTTCTGAGCTTGCGACTCTGCCACCAGGGCGGTGACAAGCGTTTTTTCGTCGTTGATTAATTGGTTCATGGTGAAGCTCCTTATGCAGTCGTGAGCGAACCGATCAGGAAATAGCCGAGCTTGCCCAGGAAGTCCGACGTGTGGATCGTGGCCACGGGCGTGATCGCGCCACCGGAGAAGGTCGCATCGACGTAATAAACGTAGTAGAGCGTGCTTTGCACCAGGCTCGGGATGGTGACCGCTCCGGCCGGCAAGCAACTCACCGACAGGCTTCCAACCGTTGCCGTGAACGGCGCGACGACGATATCAGCGGTCGCGCCGGTGACAGCGCTGGTCAGTGTGCCAGAAGGCGCCACTACTACGCCGGAAGTTGCGGAGATCGAGAGCGTAATGCTGATCGTGTCGCTCACTGTGACCCAGACGCTGAATGTCCCGCGCGGGCGAAGCGAACGAATCTGGAAGTTGTAGGCAGAGCCGGCAATGACTCCGGCGACGAATGCCTGGAACATGCTCACGTCGACAATGCCGGCGCTCAACCAGGTCGTAGCTCCCACGGCCTGATACTGGATCTCAATCTGCGTGACGGTGTTGTCGGCAGGCGTGGTCCATGAGACGAGAGCACGCGGCGTGACGTTGCCATCCGCACCGATCAGCGCTGTGCCAGCGGAGCTGGTCACCGTCATGGATGACGGCGGCGCCGGTGACAGCGGAATCTGTGAAGCCCCCCAGGTGATGTCCTCCGGCGTCAGCTCCTCGGTGATGGACCAGGCGTAAACGGACGGGTCCGTTTCCTGGACGCTGGCGGTGCATGAGATGGCGAGCGCGCCATCCTCTCCGGAGGCGCTCCTCACAGGCTCGGCGACGAGTTGAATCTTATCGAATTCCAGATATTTGCCACTCCACCCCATCACTTCGAAACTGAAGTCCATCACGTCTGTAGGCACGGCCTGCCACGCGGCAAGGTTCATTGGGAAAGTGCCGGTGCCCTGTTGCCTGTTGCGCATCAGGTTGATCTTGGCCACGCGCTGCGCCTGGACTACCGAGATGACGCCGCGCAGGCTCAGCTCCTTCGGCAGCACAATGCCGCCATCGGCAGCGAGATATTGATTCGACGTGTAGCCATGCAGGGAATCGGGCTGGTACTGCGGGAATGAAGTCGTCTGCCAGGCGTAATTCCAGAGGTTGTTCGTCGTGCCGTAGTACCAGCCGTTGGTGTCGTACAAATTGCCGGTCAGGGCATAGGGATAGTTCGGCGCGGTGTAGGTGCCGTTGACGCAGTTGATCAAATCCTTGAGGCTGCGATAGGGACTCCAGGCGATTGAGTCGGTGAGGTTAGACTCGTCGAATGCAAAGCTTGGTCCCTGCCAGTAGGCGGGGAAGATGAACCACTCGCCACCGACGCGGCTGAGCCGGCCTGCGGCCGCCGGCATCATCGACGCCAGTGCATCACCGGGCGGCGTCGACGTGTCGTAGTGAATGTGCTGCTGAAAGTTCGATTCATTGCCCTGAGAGGTTGCGACCATCTGATCGCAGACGTTAGCAGCCGCGATGAGCTGGGCCTGGTTCACGGACGGATCGCCGAGGCCGAAGACGGGGTCGGCGATCACGTCGGCAACCTGGAGAGCCCAGTTGGTGCTGAATCCGTAAGTCGAGGTGCGTGGATCCCAAATGGTGTTTTTGCCGTTCACCGTGATGCGGATCTCCGGCTCGCCGGGAAACTGGGTCGTGTCGTATCCGATGTTCAAATACAGATATGCAACGCCCCCGCCGCGTGCTGTCGTCGGCCACTGGCTGTCGTTGGCAGTGAGCGAGGCCATGTAATCCCCAGGAGGTTGATCACCGAAGCGCACCTCGCAAAAAGCCTTGTTGGCAAAGTTGTAATGCGCGCCGCCAGGGCCGATGCCGTAGCCCAGGCCGTAGCCGGGAATGGCGGGGTCCTGCTGATCGGCGGCGCCGCTTCCACCGAAGGTGTACTTGCCCTGCACATCCGCGGTTGGAGTGGATGTGTAGCCGCTGCCGCCCGTCACCATTGTGACCGTCCATGCGCCGACGACAAAGTCTGTGCCGTAGCCGCCGGGCCCCGCGTTCGTGGCCCAGGCCTCGGCACCGGATCCGCCGCCTCCGGAGATAAACACGCGGAACCGCGTTGGCTTGATGTTCGAAAAGCCGGATCCACCCGTGGCAGTGATTCCGGTAATGACTCCGCCGGATACCGTGACGGTCGTTGTGGGTGGTGTGGATACATGGCCGCAGCCGATGTTCGCGGCGTTGCCGTTCTGCGCGAAATACAGTTGCCGGCCGTCCAGGTAGACGTTGATGAAACTGTCAATCGTCCAGGTCGCGACCGGGATTATAAAGTTCATGACGTAGTTGCCGCCGGAGCCCCCCGCGCCCGTGGTGGACTTGTAGGTGATGGTTCCGCCGACGCGCTGCTGACCGTAGATGAGCTGGCGAAGCCCCGCAGCGGTCCTGGTCGAAATGTTCATGCCCCGGTTGCCAGTGAGGGCCTCGGCGATTGCGCCGGCCTCCATGGAGACGCCAGCGCCGAGCAAGCCCACTTCGATGGTGCCCAGCATCCCGGACAGGTACAAGCTCGCGGGTATCAGCAAGGGATCGAGTATGCTGGCCGTGACGAGCGCTGCATCGGCTAGCAGGATGCCGGCTCCGTAAATTGCTTTAGACATGCCATGCTCTTTTCACCGATGTGATCGGGAGTCTCTTGAGACCCTGTTCGCCGGCGGCGACGATGTGCCGCCCGCTCAGGTGAACAAGCCCGGCGATAACCCGGCCGGCGTCTTCGAGGACAACCAGATCGCCGCGCTGTGCCCTCAGAGGGTGCTGCCACTCGACCAGGTCATGCTTCGTGGCGCACCAGGCGGCAGCGTCTTCGACGGTGCCATTCTCGATGCCGGTGACCTTGACGATTGCGGCCTTCGCGCCGGTCTCGTCGGAATAGAGGCCGCGAAAGTCGCTGGCAATATCGAAGCCGGTCATCGCCTGGATCCCTGCAGCGGCCATTAACGCGCAGTCCCACGTCCCCCACTTGAAGGGCGTCCGGGTGTTGTCAACCAGGAACTCATGGAACTCTTTCTCTGCCCATGATTCCGATCTTTTAAGGGTCATGCGATTCTCCATCAGGCCACCCAAATAAGCGCCTGGTCATTCAAACTTTCAACGGATTGGAAGAAAGTGTCGCCGGGGAAATAAAGCATCTGGTCCGCCGATGTGTAGCGGCGCATGTTGGCCCGTGACAGGTTCGAGAGCTTGTTCTCGAGGGCCAGCGTGATCGACAGCGTCTTGGTTCCGATCTGAATCTTGGGCTGATCAACAGTGCCCACGAACAGCGGGTATGGCGTGCCGAAGATGTTGCCGTTTAAGTCCAGAAGGCCGAAGTAGATCGTCACCGGCGCGCCTAGCTGGATGTCGGCCATGCACTCATCGAGCAACAAAGGATCGATGGCGGAGAGCGAGATCGAAGAGCCGTATGCCTGAACGTCCGTGCCTTCGACGATGGGCGAAAGCTTGCCGAAATCGCCCACGCCTGTGTACGTGTTTCCGGCGTAGACGAGGTTGCCGACGCCGGTCCAGCAATGCACAACCTGGCTATGAAAAGTGATGATCGCCATGAACAGCGGCCGCACGTAATTCGAGACCAGCGGGGCAACCATGGGGGCGGAGATGTTTCTGGGCATTACCGCACCTCGGTTGCAGAGACCGAAAGCTGCAGCAGGCCGGTGAAGTCACCGTGCCAGCTACGGGCGTTGTCTTTCAGGCGGAACAGGCCGACCGTGTCGATCAGGTTGATGGCCGTGAGGTTCGGCGGCGACTTGCGAAGCGAGGGCCAGATAGCAATGGTCGCGTTGCCGCCGGCGTCCGAGTTCACGGCCTCGCAGACAACATGAAGCTGGTAGCCGATCTGGAGATAATCGCCGGCGAGAAGCTGGCCGAAGACGTTGGGAGTCCACCCGCTCGTCACGAGGGAAGTGGCCGAGGTGAGGTTGTTCGTCCCCGTGGTGTTGCAGATAGGAGCGCCCTCTGCCGCTCCGAGCGGAGTTGCGCAGAATGGATCGCCGATTTGAAACACGTTGCCGATGCCGCGAAGCTCGGCCATGAATCCGCGCCACGGAGAGGCAACCCAGCGATTCATCTTTGGCAGCGTGAAGCTCAATGACCAGCCGTCCGCTCCCGGCCAGGCGAACGTTTGATTCCGCGAGGGAACGAACGGAGATCCAACATTGGCCACCGCGTCTTCCATCGTCACGCTGATGTCCGCCATGCCGGGATAGGGCGGCAGCGTTATGAGCGTGTAAGTACTCGACCCAATGGTGATCACTGAGGACATGGGGACTCCGTTGTTATGCGTGGATCAGATTGGGCGGGAAGCTAGCGGCGCGAACTTGGGCTGCGGCGTGCCGAATCCTTCGCGGCTGCATTGCTTGCAGCGACGATGTGTGGAGCTGCCTGCCGGATGCCGCGCTGAACCGCAGCGTTGATTGCGGCCGGGTCGTTGGCGCCGCGGGCGTCGATGTTCCAGGCGTGGTTGGTGACACCGCCGCCGCTGCCACCGGAAAGCATCGCCGAAGTGTCGCGAGCATTGTTGATCTTTGAAGTGGATCCAACCTGCAAAAGCTCCGGACCTTTTTCACCGGTCATGTAGAAATCGCCGGGGCTCAGAAGACCGCCACCAGCCTTGGGGATGAGCATGGACGCCAGGCCGCTCCAGAAGCCGCCGCTGGTAGCTGCCTGGGTCGCCGTCGATACGGCAGTGCCGGCGCTCTTCAGCACACTCGCCATTCGAACCCACATGGGGTTTGCTTCCGACGTGCCGATCTTGTTGAGGCCGAGTCCCTTCATGAGAGTGCCTTCGGCATCCTGCAATCCGGTCTTCGCAACGCCTGTGAAGATCGCCTTGCCAGCCTGCTCGAACGGATGATCGCCGGCTTGTGGCTTGGTCGTCAGGACGTGAATGAGGGCGTTGTTCACATCACCCAGCGCACTGGTGACGGTCTCCCTGAACTGTGCGCCCCAGTCCTGGGACTTCGCGATAATGTCGGCGAAGGTCTTGTCGACCTGGCCGGTGAATGACGTGCTGAAAGTCGTTGCGCTGTCAGTCGCCTGCTGAATCTGGTACTTGTATGGGATCTGACTTATCTGATTGCCGACATCCATCATCTGCGCCTGACGCTCGTCTGAAGGAACTTCTTTCTTGAGCTTGGCAAGCTGCTCATTGAGCGGTACCAGCTCGGCGGCGTAGCTCTTCGCATGCAGCGCAACCTCGGCCAGAGCCGCTGCATGCGGGGTCAAAGCGCCCGTGGATTCCAGCGCCTTCAGCTTGACCTGGCCGAGTTCCCCGGTGAACTTCGCGTAGGCTTCATAACCCTTGGCCAGCTCCGCCGCGATCTTGTTCCCGCCCTCATGCGGATCCATGTTGATGAAATTCAGGACCCCGTCAGGGACGTTCTTGATGGCCGTGGATTTGCGGATCTCGTCGAACTGCTTCGAGCGAGCCTCGTACCCCGAATAGAGTTTGTCCTGGATGGAGTCGTATTCCGATGATCCTCGGCCGAACGCGGAAATCCTCGCCGCCCAGAACTGAATCTCGTCCTCAACAGACATCCCCCAAAGCGCCTTGGTTTTCTTGAACAGCTCCTCCATAACCTTGTAGGAATCGGCGCTCGCTGTACCGGCTTGGGTGAGCCTGGTGTTCTGGCCCTGGAGAGCCTCATGTTGCTGAGTCGCCCGGATGACAGTTACCTCATCACGGCTCGATGCCTGCATATCATTGACGTCGTTCATTTCCGGAGCGTAGTTCGCACCGTAGTTGGCATGCATCGTGTCGATCTTGCGGACCGCGCCTGAACCATCCAGGTACGTGTGCTTTCCCGTGCTGAGAGCTTCCAGCTCGTTGCGACGGGTGGCCAATGAACTGCTGAAGCTGTTTGCCTCGGCCAGCCGCGCCTCTGGCGTGGCCGCGTCCCTCATGTGGAGGCGGTGCTGCTCCTCCATCGTCTGCTCGTAGCCGTTCCGAGACTTGTTCCCCCAGATGGAACTAATCAGGCCGACATCTGTTTTCTGGAGAGCGTCTTCAATTAATTTGATGTCGTCGCCGAGTTGCTTCTGCAGATCCTCGGCGGCCTTCTTGGCTTCAAGGATGGCGATCAGTGGACCGTTCCTCTGCGGCTTGTGTTCCAGCTTGGCGTTCGTGTCCTCCAGCTTCGCGTTGGCCAGCTCTATTTCGGTGTTCGTTCTCTGCATGGAACCGTGGATCGAACCCCACGCCTCTTCGTGTTTCTTCGCAGCTTCCTCGGACTTTTGGGCGAACTCGACAACCTTCTTCGTGACTTCCACAACGGTGTTTATCAGGGCGAACACAACGACTGCATCGAAGGCCAGGTTCATGGCTGTGGTAATTCCCGGCAGCTTGCTGATGATTCCCTGAAGACCGCGTGGAATGCCTAGCCCCAGTTCTTCGGAAAGCAGGCGAACAGACTCGCGGCTCCTGTCCATCTGCTCGCGCATATCCGCGGCCATCTTCTTCGTCAGTCCCTGGGCTTCCCCAATGGCTGCTTTGAAGTTGGCGATCTGGAGCTCGAGCGAGACGTATGCTGCTGCTACTTTGCGTGAGGCCATGAGTGTTTACTCCAATGGACAGGGCGACCTGATGGCCGCCCTGTGGTGCACGGGAAGGTGGGGCTTAGTAACTCGGATACCACTTTGCTGTGGCCGGGTCGTAGGTCATGGTTTCGAGCTTCGACAGCACCGCCGTAGACGCGATGGCAATGTTGCCAGCGGTAGTCGTGGTCCAGAGAGCATCTGGGATGAGCGTCACCTGGCACCCAACTCCGGCTGTCGTGCAGCCCGTGGGCGCTGTGATCGTCGCAATGGCCGTGGTGCCCGTGATGTGAACCGCCGGAGATACAGGGGCAATCGTTGTGGCCGATGCAATGGCTGTACCGATGGTCAACTTGGGAATGCCCTGCGTCGTGACCGGCTCATAGACATTGGACCCAATGAGGGTTTGCACCTGAGCCGACGTTGCCGCTGTCGCTGTGCTGGTGCCGTTGCCATATACGACACCCGTCAACCCTGCGACCTGGTTGGATGTGGTTGCGTTCGTTGCATTCGTAACAGCCGTTGAACCGATTGCGGACACCATTTGCGCTGCTGTCGACGCAGTATGGGCACTCGTGCCATTGCCATAGAGGACGCCCGTAACCGTTCCCGCTTCGCCTGTGCCACCTATCGACGCGGGAATCGTGCTGGCAGCTACAGTTAACGATGGAGTTGTGGTGCTCGTGGTGACGGTAGGAACCAGCCAAGTAGGCCACGAGACAGAAGGTGCAGAAAAACTTGTAACTTCGTTTGTGGCGCTTGTGGCGATGATCGAGGCTGTTCCAATCGCTTGCAGAACCGGGGACGCACCACCTGTCATTTCGATGCAATTCGACCCACCGTCAGCACAGAACTTAACTGGCATCGCTGTTGAGGTTCCTTGAGATTCTACCTCTAACATTGGGCCTGTTGAAGTGTTGCCAGTTGTGTCCTCTATGAAAAACTGAGCAGCAGTGGGGGAACCTGTATCCGCACCAAACACATACGCAGTATTGAACGTTGTTCGTGCGCCGCCTGTCCAAGTAAAAGTGAACGCATTATTCAGTGGCATGGATAAATTGAGATTCCCGGTCGGATTGCCGAGATAATTCCATCGTGTCGAGAGTGTGGATGGAAAGTCAGCCTGTACCAACGGCCTACATGATGCCGATCCAGGGGAACTTCCTGTCCCCGGTCCCGCCGCAATAGCATTTGCCGCACAATTGGGGCTCGTGAACTGCGGGCCAGTTTGGTTGTTCACAGCGGCAGTAAGACCGAGAAAAGCAGAAGTGCCACCCGAACCTACAGAAGTGAGCGGTTGTCCGTTCAAGTTGCAAATATAGACATTTGGGGCAACCCCGCATAAATCACCGCCAACAGCGCCCTGAAACGGGATGGTTTTTGCCGCCGTGCCATTTACTTGCCCCATCGACGAAAAGTTCATCAACTTTAGAAATTCGTTGGCGATAGTGATTGAGTTTGCGGCATTCGGATGCGTGCCGTCGTAGCCATTGCAGTTAGGTAAAAGATTTGAGGTGTAGCATGCCCCGCGCACATCGGCATTGGCGATTCCGAGGCCATCTCCTGATAGTTCGTCCGTCACTTGCTGGATATTCTGATCGAGCCCGTCTAACTGAGCGTCAGTGTGCGCGGCGTCCTTGTACATCGTCGCAGCATAGTCATAAGGCCCGGTATTCGTAAGTTGGTTTCCGTTTCCGGCAACGCCAATAATACGTAGTTTGTCCGTTGAATAGGCGCTGACATAGGTCACGGTCATGACGTGCAGACCATTGTTTAGCCCTGCGAAGCGCAGCGCATACGCAGATGTGCAGGACGCTACTAATGAGCTAGTTGGGCAGGTGTTCGGTCGTCCAGTTCCCAGCGGGGTGCTCCACGCCAGAAACGGCGTAAAAAGATTGCATTGGTAATTGATGCAACCGGCACCGCCGGATATTTGCGCAACCCCTTGTGGTTGTAGTTGAGTTACCGGAGATCCACCGAAACTGGTGATTGTTACGTTGAAAGCCGGGTAAGTGGTGGTGGTCGCGCCCACGATAAGGTAGCCGGTTGTGCCATAGAAAGAGCAGGTCCAGGTTGAACCGTTAGTGTTTGTTGCCAGCACGCCGGGAATTGATCCGACTGTAGTCCCGTTGTAATTGGGCAGCCATGTGTCGGAAGCCCATGTGCCGGATGTGGCACAAGCCGAACTCTGCCCGCTCTTGAGATTTGGAGCGAGTTTCCAAAGATAAGCCGCGCGTAGAGACGCAATCCATTCAGGTTCGGGATAGCTTGGAGGATTGTAGTTTAGTTCGTTTTCGCCAATGAGCAAGCTGCTAACCGAGGTCGCGGTTACTGGAGGATCGGCGTAGATGCGTAGGTTCTGATCATACAACTGATCCCCATTGTTGCCTTCGTTGGTGAGAGTCCACCCTTGCGCTGCCGCGATTAAAGGTGCGTATGCCTGTGCGCAAGGTTCAGTAGTACCGCATGGTCCATAACCAGCCGTGATCGAGTCACCATTCGCCGTCCAAGCCCGCCCGCGCAGTGTTGTGCCGTTGATGGCGTTAACGACCGCACTCGTTGCCGCGACGGTGCCTGCGACATTGATGCCGTTCGTCCCATTCGAAGTGAGGCCGGGGATGAATCCAGCGCCGGCTGGCCCGGTCGGGCCGGCAGGGCCGGTTTGGGTGACAACCAGCGCGGCCTCGTTAGGTGGGTACACGTCGAAGCTGCAAGCGCCGCCCACACTCGTGGCAGCGGTGCAGAAGCCGCTGGAGACGGCAGATCCAGAGCCAGCGGGTTGTACGCACGAGTAGCCCGGACCCAACAGCTGCCTGCCGCTTACGTTGTCTGTCACGGTGAGCGAGTAGCAAATATTGATGGGCAAGGTCAGCGCGGTGTCGGCGAGCTGGATAGTAAACACGCCGTTCGTGACAATCGTAGCAACGGTGCTGGACACCGACTGACCTAAACCATTCACGCGGAAGCCGAGCGGCGACCCGGAGTTATTGACTGGCGAGGCGTGTAGGGTGGCGTTCGCGATCAGGTTGCCCGTGGAGTCCTGCAGCTGGTTGCTGCTAAGGGACACGTAACCCAGAGGCGTGGTGGCGAACGAGGCGACGGCAAACGCGAGGGGGCACGCGCCCAGCAGGGCGGACCGCAGAAACTTATTCATGGGGACAACTCCGGGTGTGGATTAGAAAATGATTAGAGAATTGGCACGCCTGGCCGAACTGCGATCAGGGCAAATTTGGCCGCGAACGACTCCGCGATCTCATCGTCGGTGGGCTCCTTGACCTTGCGACCTAACATGAAATCTTCAGAGCTGAGCGGGGGATCGGGGCGCGCCATCGAGAAGTTGGCGGTAACTGAGGCCAGGATTCCGACCAGGTAGTTGCTGCGATCGAGGGCCTGCTTGTGCCGGCGCAGGAGAGCGGAGAACTGCCGCGGGGTAAGGGACCAGAAGTCAGCGTCGGATAAGTGTAGATCGTAACGCGCTGAACTCCACAATCCCATCCACCGCTGCGCGTTGGTTAGCTCTGGTCCGTCCTGGGGGCCGTGTCTTCGTCCGCCTCGGTGTCAGGTTCGGCCATGCCGGCGCTCCAACATGCGAGCACAGCGGACCATATCTCGGACAGGTTCTTGCGCGTCACGAGAGTCTTGACTTCGGCCAGGGTGGACTTCGGGTTCAGGGGAAGCATCGCGGCGTAAAGCATGGCCCGGACCAGGTTGATCGAGGGCGCGGAAATGTCGCGTGAGCGCAACCCGGTCAGCAGCGCGCGGTCGGTTACATCTTCGGCGACGGCGACCGCTTCGAAGGAAAAGAGCAGTTGGAACGTGGCCTCGCCGATGGTCAGGGATGTGGAAGGTGCTACGGGGTTAGTCATGATTCCTCTTCAGGTTTGTGGTATCCCCGGTCCCCAAACGCGAGGGACCGGGGGAACCCAGTTCAGTTGGGTTTAGCTGCCGGTCTTAATGGTCATGATCCCTTGCAACTTGATGTTGATCTTGACGGTCAGCGTCTTGTCAGCACCTATGCCGACCGGGGTAGGCATAGAGGAGACCCAGCCATTGAAGTCGTACACGTTTCCGCTCGTGACTTGTCCGGCGATCTTCTGCAATTGCACCTGATACTGGTTCGCGAGTCCGGACAGGAAAGCTGTCTGGAGCGCAATCAAACCGGGGTCACCGGGCAAGAACACACCCGTCGCGGTGAACTCACCGGGGTCCAGCACGGTCGGAATGGATTCCTTCGTGACGGTGCCGGCGATGTCGGAAGGCGAGCCTGTATTTGTGATGTCGTCAAAGCTCAGCTTCTGTTCTGGCAGGGTGAAGTCCTTAATCTGCAAGAGCGCAATGCCGGTGGGGGTTGCAGCCGGGGCAAGAGTCAACGCGGTCGGAGGAATGGACGGAGCAGCGACAGGCGCTGCAATGGTTGCGGGAGTGGCATTGATAACCAGGACTGCGCCTGCGCCTGTGCCGCCCTTTGAGAGAGTGGACATGATGTTACCTCGTGTGAAGCGGTGGGGGCTTAGCTCTGGTAATCGACCAGGACTGAGACGTTGGTTGTGGAGAGCAGGGCGTCGGACTGATACAAATCGGTGAGATTGACGACGTCGGCGAAGAAGACTTGTGGACCGCCGGGGAGAAATCCCTGGTAGCCGTTGAGCGCGGCCTTGACCGCGAGCCCGAGCTTGTGGGCGATGAGGTAGCTGCCTGGCCCGAAGCACGCGTGGCAGCTAAACAGAATGCGCGCGTGGGCCACACCGCTCGATCCGGTGAGCGTCATCTCGTCGTGATCGCTGACCGCCTGGTACACGATGGCGGGGAAGAGCGAGATATCGACGGGCGCGGGGATCGGCTGGATGCTGTCGCCGCCGGCGACGATGGCCACGATGGGCGTCTCGGTGAGCAGCAGCGCGACAATGCCTTCGATGAGTGTGACCATTTAGTAGTCCTCTCCGCCGTACTCCGAGTCGGAAGGTGAATCGTCGGCCAGGTCCTGGCCGAGCGAAGATGCCAGGTTTTCAAGCATCACTTCGACGGCCCGCTCAATCGAAGAATCGAAGCTGCGCACCATGAACGGGTTTGCGTCGATGTGCTTTGTAACGTGCGAACCCTTTTCACCGCTCTTGCCGCCCTCGATGTGGTCGAAGCCGTTCTCAACCCAATAGGCCACGTGGCCGGTGCCGATGCCGGGGCCGACCTTCACCGCCGGGTTGTACCTGGTCCCGATGACGACCTGGTCGCAGAGACTTTCTTTGAGCACGCCCGGCTGCAGGGCATTGCTGTCCGGAGTCGGTTCGTCGGTACGCTCGGGGCATTCCGCGACCATTGCGTCGAGGAGGACATCACCGCCGGCCTGCAGCGCGTTGCGGACCGCCCGCTTGGCTACGCGCGTGGGGAGTGCCTTGAGCAGGTCCTCCCATTCATGCGTGTCGATGGTGAGCTTGACTTCATCGGCCATTACGAACTCACGGTGTCAACGCCGATGCAGGCGAGGATCAAAATCCGGTGACGCCGATTCACGTCGTCAACATCCTGGATGGTGTAGGCATTGTCGCCGAACTGGATCCGCATGCCGGGCGCGATCGCGACCGCGGGATAGCGGATGGTGATGCAGTCGGTTGCGTTGGCCGCTTGAGTGGAGTTCTGAAACGAAAACTTGAAGGTCAGGCTCGAGGTGCCCTCGATGGCGGCGTGCGTGGTCAGCACCGTTGACCAGGTAGTGCCGGGCTGCCCGGCTGAGTCGCGGGTGGAGCTGGGCTTTTGGATGGTGATGGAGTGGCGAAGCCGGCCGGCGGCGAGTTGGGTTGGGTCGAAGGTCATGCCTGGTACCCGAAGGTGTCGAAGGTGTCGGTTGCAAGCAGGCTCTCAACGCCCATCTCGATGGCTTTGGGCGGATTGGCCTCGGCTGCGTCGCGGTGGGTGAACCAATACGAAATCAGCAGGCTCATGGCCTGGGTGATGGTGGCCGGGCAGTTGCCGATGCAGTAGCTCGCCGTGAGTGTCGCGCCTGTGTACGAGCTGTTGACGGTCAAGACCGAACTCGCATTGGTGAAGGGGACTGGAGCGCCGGTAGAGTCCACCAGGACGATGTTGGTGACCTGGAGTACCGTGCCAGCCATGAACGCCGCGGCCTGGGAAAGCGTAATTGCGAATGGCGAAGCCAATGGAACTTCCAGCGAATCCACAACCGGCAGCGCATACGTCGCGGCCGTGTAGAGGATGGTGACCGAGCCGGGGAGGTAGCTCTGTGTGTATGGCCAGTAAAGCCCCGGCATGGGCACGATGCGCGCCGGCTCGCTCGTCAGGTCGACGTAATACTGGCTTGGATCGAGAGTCTGCAGAGTGCCGGTGAGATCGATGTAAGTGATGCTTTCAACTGAGAGCGTGGCCACCATCGGCAGCCTGATCATGAGCGCGTGCCAGTATTTCCCGTAAAGGACGTGGCGATCATTTGCGTCGATGGTGCCAGACCAATCAGGGAAGGGAAAGAAGTCAAGGTTCAGGCGCATGGCGCGTGGGAAGATGGCGCGCTGCATTTTCTTCTCGACATATTGCCGCGCGGCGATGATGTATCCGCCGATCACCGTGTCCTGCGAGGTATCGCCGGAGTCGATGATGCATTGCAGCTTCGCCTGGGCGAGGGTCATCGGCTCCGCGATGGGCGCGGACATTTCTTTGTAGACGAGGGGCATGGTTTACCTGATGGCGCGTTCGCGGTTCTGAATTGGACGGTCCGCCTGTTCGCGGGGGACGCGGATCGGCGCCGGCTTGGGAGCCGGTGGGGTTGGAACTGGGGTTTGTGGCATGGGGCCTCTTCGGGGCCGGCGTTGAAGCCGGCCCCGTGGGGAGGAGGTTGAGGGATTGGTTACTTGCCTGTGAGTGTGATTACAGGATGGCTGCCTGCATCCGTGACAGCGCCGCCCACGCGGGCGAAGGCCACGAAGCCAGTCCGGTTCAGCTCGATCCAGCGGTCAACGCTCTTCTTGAGCATGATGCCGGGAAGCACTTCGCGGTAGGTGTAACCCTCTGAAAAGTTGCCGAACTGGATGTACGGGTTGCCCACGCCGATCGCGGGTTGGTAGGGGTTGATCTTCACCGGGAAGCCGAAGATCGTGCCCGCGAAGCCGGAGATTCCGCCGTCAAGGAAGGGCAGGAAGATGGGGCGCTGGTTGCCGTCCGTGATGTTCATGATCCCGTTGGCGAGGGTTGCATTGCTCATCAGCCACGAAGCGCCGATCGCGTATGCAGGGTCCAGGGTGGCCAGCATGCCAGTCAGATCGGCATATTTGGTCACGAGCGTGGTGGCACCGGTGATGCCCGCGGCGACGGCCGAGAGCGCGCCGACGTTCGACGTGTTGCCGTTGGTGATCCAGTTCGCGGCTGTGCGTTGATAGCGCGTCTGGGTCGCCTTCTCAACGAACCCGACCAGGTCGAACAGGACGTCGTTGAGCAGAGAGTTGTCGAGCAGGATCGGATTCGACCGGATGTCGTCAACCTGGATGGTGACGCCGGTGGCCGAGGGATCGGTGGTGGTGATGGGGGCCGAGTTGAGCACGAAGCCGTTAGCCAGATCCGAGAGGAGGGGAGCCTTGACCGCTTCGCCGGTGCTGGTACGGAACTTGTACACCAGGTCGTATACCGAGCCCGAAGACTTGAGGGCAATCTTCGGATCGGTGACGCCTACCGGAATCATGACAGAGCCATCGATGGCAATAGTCAGATCGCGGCGCTCGAATGTGGCTCCGGCTGCGTAGTTGCGGAGTGCCACCGCGGTTGCGGCGCGGCGCTCATCCATGGAGCGGGTCTCAGCTACGACGATGGCGCCATCGGCGATGGGCGCCTGGGCAACGCGGTTGGGTACGCTGCGGAGCTCGGCCGCGTCGGCTTCGAGCGAAACAGTGCGCTCGATGTCGGCCTTGATCACGTTGGCGTCGGCCAACATCTTGTCTACGGCGACCCGCTGCTCGGTCGTCACGTCTGCGCCGGCCATAATGGCGCGGGCGTCAGAGAGGAGTTTGTTGCGCTTTTCCTGCAATTCAAAAAGGGTCATGGTACTTCCTTGTGCTGCGAGATTTGATGCTTGCAGGACAGCGGCAGCGGCAGGCTGGGGCTTCTCAGCGGCATGACAGACGGGTGCGAGTGAACGCGGCCGGCAAGCGGCGCGCCCGTCATGCGTGATGCAAAAAGTGGTTTAACCGTGGTTGGGCATATGCTCCGCGGTCTTAATCGCACACATGGCATTGGCCGCGTTGCAGGCGGCCTGCGAGAACTTCAATGCTTCCTCTGACTTCTCCGCCTTCGCGGCCTTATCGATCAGAGCTTCAACTTCTTTTCTCTTGTCGTTGGGCATCCGGTTCTACCTCCGAATTCATCACTAGATTAGTCGGTGAAGGCCAGGCGGATGTTCATCACGCGGTTTGCGTCTGCGTTTCTGATGGAGCGCGACTCGGCGCACGAGCAGTACTCCTCGTCACAATCGGCGTCGGAACACAGGCCGCAATCGCCGCCGGCGCACTCGGCGCAGTCGCAGGAGCATTGTTCTGCGTCGCGCTGTTTCATCTTGGCGCGGATCTCGACGGGGCACGACGCGAGGGACCGGATCGATACCTCGGACGACTGGTACGCCGGGAAGCTGCATGGCGAGATCTCGTAAAGGTCGACGGCGATCAGCGTGCGCACCACGTTGCCGGCGGCATCGCAGAGCCACTTGTCCTCAATGGTGGAGAATCCGAAGCTGTTGGCGTCCAGGTCGCCGCGGTCAACCGACTCGGCCAGGTCAGAGCCCTGGGAGTTCTTCGGCAGCTTGCAAACGAAGCGCAGGCCTTCGGGCGAATCGGTCAGAGCCAGAGTCTTGCTTTTTGTCCGGCCGAGCAGGTTGGCCGGGATGTGATCGCGGAGACAGAGTACGTCTGCGCCAGCCTTGAGCGCGCCGGCGAAGACTCCAGGGGCCAGCAGCTCGGTGAAGCCGCCCAGGTCGCACGACGGCGAGTTGTAGGGGATGAGCCCGGAGAGCGTGCGGGTGCCGTCGTCTGCGGTGGCGACGCGGAACTCGGTGGTAAGAAGCGTGCGTACTGTGCGCTCGGTTTTAGGCTGCTTGATCATCTGTGTCCTCTTCGGGTGCTGCGAGTTCGTGTACCGCTTTGGCCGCGGCGATGTCGCGTGAAACCGCGATGTGAATGGAGCGGACGGCGCGGGTGAACTCGGCGTTGGCGTAACCGGCGCGATCGGCGTCTGGAATGACTGCCGGCCACTTTGCGGCCCGCTTTTCCATTGCGCGCAGCGCGTCGTTGATTACGCCGTCGGCTGGATCGCCTCCGGTGAACAAACCGACGCCGTTTTGACCGATCGCCGTGTCCGCGATGGAGCGAAGAACAGGCTGGAAACAGGCCGTAATCGCGGCCAAATCCCTCTTGCTGCGGGTCAAAAGGCGGTTGAACCCGTCTGAATAGAGGCCGATGAAGGCGCGGGTGTACACGCCAAGCATGGACCGCTCCGCCGGCGTGGGCAGTGCCGCGTCAATGGGCTGGTCTTGCAGCGACTCGGTATCGAGCAGTCGCTTTGAATTTTGGTAATTGACGGCCGTGACGTAGACATCGCACTCCGGACCGCCGGGATTCTCACCGAGCTTGCGGAGCACGTCGTTGGCCGTGTACCACCCACCGTTGCGCCCGGCCTGGTAGGCCTCGTTCTGCGACTTCAAATCGGTGCGCAGCAGTCGGGTTACATCGAAGCTGCTGTAAAACTTCCCTGCCTTGCTGCCTTGGGTGGGGCAGAGCTTGCGATCGAATTCGGCCTCAAGCTTGCGCAGCAGCGGTGCCAGGGAGATGACCAGGAATTGGAGCATGAGCTGCTCTGAGTTCGTGCCACTCAAACGGCTGGTGTCGCCGACCAGGTGCGGGCTGATCTTCCAGAGCGCCGCGATATCGGCGCGCTGGAATGACCTGGTCGCGAGGAACTGCGATTCTTCGGGCGTGAGCCCGAGGGACTGATAGGACCAGTCGCCGCCCCATAAAAATTGCATACGTCCCTGATTGACGCCGCCGGCGTTCTCCTGCCAGCTTTCCTTCATTTCTTTCTGCACCGCTGGAGACGGCTTGGGGGCCTTGTTCATGAAGACGCCTGTGCCCTTTGTGCCGTTGCCGAAGAGTCGCGCGCCATGTTTCTCAGCCGCCTTGGCCAGGCCCAGAGATTGGCGGGCCAGCATGATGGGGGACATGCCCTTGCGGCCTTCGAGTGAAAACAGCGGGACGTGAATCATGTCCTTGGCATCGACGATGCGATAGGTGCCGAGAGGTTCGCCCTGCGAAGTTTTGTACGCCATGACGCCGCTGGGCTGTCGGACTGGTTCGGTCTTGAGCGGATTCAGCGGCCAGAGCGCGACAGCCTGCCTGAGCTTGTTGCGCTCGATCTGCGCGTAGCAGTTGCCCATGGCGAGGCAGCCGATCATAGTCTCAACGAAACTCGGCGCGGACATTTCCGGGTTTGGCTCGCTGTTGAGCAGGTAGTGCAGGCCGGTGTCTTCCGCGACGACGTGCCCCTTGTCGGTGCGCTCCATCAGCCGCAGCGGGAGCGTGGCTCCCATTGAAGCGAGCAGGGTGATGCAGGAATAAACGGTCGTAATCTGGAGGCTGTTGGCCTCATTGATCTGCTCGCCGGCGACGGTGGCTTCGCCGCCAACTAGCCAATCCCAGATCGCGCTGGAGCTGAGGGGGATGGCGGGATTGTCGATGGGGCTGCCGCCGCGAAGGGCGATCAACGCGGAAGTGATTCTTTTGCCGAAGAGGGCCATGTGTAAGTTCTCAGTGGTGCGTGGACTACATCGAGAAGCAGCCGATACCGGATTGGCTGGCGGTCGATTCAGCGGTGAGGGCGCGGTTCATCGCGTTAAGTAAGGCGACCGCGCCGTCGATCTTGTTGGCCGGCTTCTGTTTCTCCGGGAAGGCATTCTCGGACTGGCCGCGAACTTTGGAAACCACGTTGCTCATGCACCAGGTCAACACCGGATCGCCGGTATGGTGCACGCGGCCGTCGAGGATCGCCGCATCGAGCGACTTCATCGGCAGGCTGAGATACTGCGGAATCTGTGGCACCTCAACGAGCGTGACGCCGGTGGCCAGGTATAGCTCCTGGGTAAGCTGGTCGCAGTAGCGCTTGTCGTAGCACAGCGCCGTGACGCTGTGGGCCTCGATGTCGGCCGTCAGATCGGTGCGCACTAGGGCGTAGTCAAGCGCGCTGCCCTCGCAGGGGATCAGGAAGCCCTCGTCCGCCCACTTTTGATAGTGCTGGTTCTGAGGCAGCGAGATCCGATCCTGCGGAAGGTAGTGCCGCGGGAACACATAGAAATGCAGCTTCCCGTCGGCCGAGCGCACATAAACTTTGACCACGCCGCTGAGATCGAGCACGCTGGCGAGATCCATGCCGATGTAAAGTGGATCCGCTTTGAAGTCTTCCTCGCTGAGCGTGGCGTCTGCGCCAGCCGCCCATTTGACCAGGTTGAAATACGCGGCCGATGCCGTCATCCACTCGCACAAATGCTTGGTGCGGAAGACCCCGGCCTTACCCGCGTTCTTGATGGCCTGTTGCTGATCGTGCAGTAGCGTTTCGAGCGAGACGGACACACCCAGGTTCGGGTTCGCCATCCAGAGAGCCGCTACAGTGGTCCAGTCGGTGCCGGCATCGATCGTGTAGATAACCGTGAAAAGCTGCTCGTCGATCAGGGCGCCCTCGAGGACGCGCTGCGCGGTGATCTGCAGATCGTGGCACGGGGACGCCGTGTTGAATCCCGCCGTGGTGATGACCAGGAGGAGTGGTTGCTCTCTCCCGACCATCCCGGTGCGCAGGGTGTCGTACAGCTCCGCTGTGTCTGCCTCGTGAAACTCGTCGCAGATGCCGCATGAGATCGATGCGCCGTCGCCGGGTTTGCCGATGACGGGGATGAAACTGCCGCCGGTTGCCTCGACGGTGAGCGATCGCGCGTTGGCCTTGATGCCCAGGACCTTGCGCAGGTCAAGGGTTTTCTCGACCATGATCTTGGCCGGGCGCCATACTTCGAACGCCTGCTTTTCGCTTGTGGCGCCGCAGACTACTTCGGCGCCGGCCTCGTTATCGCACCGCAGCATGTAGAGGCCGATCGCGGCGGCGAGGGGCGACTTGCCGTTTTTGCGCGGCACACAAATGTACGCTTCGCGGTACCGGCGAAGCCCAGTCTCTTTACTGAGCCAGCCAAAGATCGAGCAGACAATGAAGATCTGCCAGGGACCGAGCTTGAGCTTCTCTCTGCGCGCTGCCCAGCGGCCCTTGGTGTGGGGAAGCAGTTCGATGAACTCGCAGGCCTTGTTGGCGGTCGCGTCGTCGAACCTATATGGGAAACCCGGCCGCTCTAAATTCTCAAGGTGCCGGGCTGCAGCAAGGCGGATCCACTTGCAAGCCAGGATGGTGCCGTTGGCGACCTCGACCGCGTATTGTGTTGCCGCGCCGGCGTAGCTCAAGCATTCCGTAATCATGCGAATTTTCCGAACGGTGAAGGCGCTAGGGCCGGGTCGCCCTTACCGGGCGCCAGGTTGACCCGGCTCCGATCGGAAGGGGTCATGGCCAGGCGGCTGAGGCAGCTCACAAGTTGGGCGGCGTTGCTGCTCGTGAACTCGACGCCGAAGCGCATCTGGAAGGTGAGCCGGCAGGTCAGCTCAAGGATTAGGCGATCGGAGTTCATGAGCACGCCGGGTGGAATCTGGCGGACCAGCTCTTTCCAGATCGCCTTCAGCTCCGCGTCGAAATGCTTTGGGGCTGGGCCGAGGGCGCCGGTTGGTTTAGGCTCGCTGGTTCGGTTGGCATAGCGTTTTTTGTCGTGCTCGATGCTGGCCGATATGGCCAGGACTGAGGTTGCTTTTCGCGGTGCGGGCATGGCATCTCAAATTTCCTGAACTGCGGACACGTGAAAAAGGGGCGCGTGGTCTAGAGAGGATGGCCTCAAAACCTTTTGAGACCCCCTATCCCTTTGGGGCGACCCGGAGTGACTTTGGGAGCCTCTATTCGCCGGCGGCCGTTCGTGACTTGTGGCAGTCGCCGCAGAGCGCCATTAGGATCGTGTCGTCAAACCTGCGCTCGGGAGCGTATCGGAGCTTGATTGTGTGGTGGACGTCGGTGCCCACGCGCACGCGGCCATGTCCCAGGCAGTCGACACAGAGCGGATGCTCCCGTAAATACCGAAGCCGGAACTGCTGCCACTCATAGTCGTAGCCGCGCTCGTTTGCGGTGCCACGGCCGAAGCCGGATGAGGCAGCCGCGACCCCGTGCGCAGCGCAATAGCCCGCAACCACAAGGCTTGGGCAACTCGGATACGCACAGGGACGCGACGGTCGAGGCGGCATGTTAGGCCGCTGTCGCTGTGGCCGAAAGCTCTTTGTATTCAGCTTCAATCAACGGCAGGAACGTGCCCTTGAAATAGGTGAAGAAGGACTCGATATCATGAACTTCGGCCAGGTCTGCCGGAAGGTCGATGCCCTTGGCGGCGACCGCAATAGCGCCATCGGCAATCGCCAGCTCTGCAGCCTTGACCAGGTTGATCACTGCGGCCTTGATCGCGGGTTCGCCTTTGACGGCTTCGTCGATCAGCGTCACAAACTTGGGGGCGTGCACAAACGGATATTCGACGTCGGCAACGATCTTCTCTACTACGGTTTTAAGGCTCAATGTATTGCTCCTTTGAGGGTTGGTTGGATTTGGTTTGCTGAGAACGCCCGCTGGCGAGGCCGCTGAAGGGCCTCACTCGGCTGCGGGCTTGAGAAGATTGCGCCGGTTGGCAGCCGTTGGCTACCGCGTGACAGTGGTCAGATGGACCGTCCGGTCAACCGGCGTGACCGTAGCTGTTTTGAGTTTGCAGACGTGATCGGCCTGCTGGCTGTCTTGGAATTCGATCAGTTCGTCCGCGCGCTTTATGCGCATCGGGATCTCGATTAGCTCATGGCAGTCATCGCAGCGGAGTGTGCACCGTTCGATCTGGAGCCGCATGTGTCCGCCTTTTACTGCCCTAATTACATAAACGCGGATCTTCGGAATTATCTACGGCACTTCCCCTTGATGCGGTCGAATCGAGCGCGCACGGCGCCCAGGCTCAGGCCGGTTGCTTCCGCGATGTCGCGCATCTCCGCGCCGTCCACCAGCGCGCCCACCAGGTCAAGCTGATCTACAGTCAGCCAGACGGGCGGCAAATCGCTCATGCCCCTGCGCGGGGAATCGTCTGAGTCGTCGCGCGCAAGTTCCTGCTCGAGCATTTCGACGATTCTGGCATCCGACAGGACTGACCGCGCATGGCGGGCCTTGTCGAGGATCAGGTTGCGGAGAATCTTGCGAAGCCAGGTCGCGCAGCTCGCATGGCGGCCGTCGAACCCGTTAATGTGTTTCCAGACCTGGATGCACGCCTCCTGCGCAAGGTCCTCGGCATCCTCGCGGCCTTCCAGGCGGCCAACACTCACGGCGAACGCGCGTGACTCCAGAATCATGCCGTCCAGGCTCAGCTCGCCGGCTTTGTAAGCGACAAAGGATGCTTGCAGTCGGCCGCGCGTCATGCCGCCAACCCCCTCAGGCTCTTCCTCAGCTTCACCACGCACTTGGCCAGTATCTGACCCACTCGTGCCATGCACACACCATGGACCAGGCCGATCTCGCGCAGGGTCATGTCGTCTTCAAAGCGCATCCTGAGAATCGTTTGCTCACGAATAGACAACAGGGCCACGGCCTCCATCATCTTGTCTGCGAAGTCCATCCTGATCACGCGATCCAGCTGGTCTTCCCCTTGGCTGGCGACGGTGGCTTTTATGTCCACTTCGTCACCGCTCTCGTCTATGCGGCCAGGCTTGTCCAGGTCAAACACATACGATCGCGCCAGATCTTCCCTCAACTGGTGCAGGTCTACCAGGCTCACTTCCAGCAGGGCTGCGATTTCCTCATCTTCAGGGTCTCTCTGTAGCTTTCGGGTAAGTAGTTGCTCTGCGTCGGCCATCTTCCTGCCTCTGCTACGGGCCACGCGCGAGCACCAGTCCTTCTCGCGTATGCCATCCAGCATGGCGCCAGTTACGCGGCCCCTCATGAACGTTGTGAACGTCGAGCTGCCCGGTTCAAATCGCCTGGCAGCTTCTATGGCTCCATACGAGGCATCGGACAGCAGGGCGTCGAGGTCTGTTTGCGGCATCTTCTTATGCATGCTGAACGCCAAGCATCTGACAGCGGTCATGCCTCCGATCACCAATGCTTGCTCCGCTGCGGTCATGGCTGGCTCGCGCATCAGGCCGCCAACTCTTCGACCCTGATGAGCCGAGCATAAAAAAGCGCTGGATTCCACGACGCGACGATGGCGCGTGCGACGCTCGATCCCGCGACGTAGTCTTCCATGACTTTGAGGTTTGGGCGCAAAGATTGCCCGCACGGCAGCCGCTTGAAGGGCGCGTGGAGCGAGTCGGGGTAGTTGCGCCAGGTGATTTTGATGGGCGCGTGAATGGGGGACTTCATACGTGGCTTTTTCATAAGCCGGCGAAGCTCCCGGCCCAGTGGATGTGCCCGTAAAGGCGGCGAAGGGCGTTCTGGTCGTGGCTCGCCGTCTCCACCAGTCGTTCGTAGTAGGAGATCTGAGGGTTCACAGGCGACCACCGAGCGCGCTCGCGGAGCAGGGCGGCATCAACCTCTGCGGTTATTTCCGCGATGGAGTTGGATTCAATCAATGAGCACCGGCTTCGCCCTGCGAACGCGAATCGACTTCCAGCGCGCCGGCGTCTGCGCGCGGCGCTCGTAGGTGCAGATCTTCCGCACCGTGGTTCGAGCCAGGTTGAGTTCGCGTGAGATTTTCTTGTAGCCGAGCCCGTCATCCTCATGCGAGTTGCGCATTTGGTCGACCAGGGCGTCGGAGAGGACAGCGTTGTGGTGGGTCGCGCCGATTCTCCGGCCGGACTCATTCACCGCAACGAGCAATCTAAGTTGTAAGGGCACACTCTAGTTATGAGCAAAAAAGCTCGCAAAGTTGATTCGACTCCGCACAGTGCGACTCCGCACTTACGCGCGTATCTTGGGGGATGGAGGTGTTGGTGATGGCCGATTTGCGAGAGCTGTTGACGGCCGCTGTTCACGCGCTGCGCAGTTACCAGTACGGCAACGCTTCAACCGAACTCGCTGAAGAGATGGCCGACCACATCGACGAAGCGCTCAAGGAGGCGCCAACAATGATCAAGCCAACCATCGGACGCGTCGTCTGGTTCTGGCCGCACGGTCTAAACCCTGGGACTCAGCCCCAGGCGGCTCTCATCGCCTACGTCCACTCAGATACCATGGTCAATCTCGCCGTCTTCGACCCCGAGGGCGAAGCGCACAGCCGGACCTCGGTGTGGCTCTATCAAGGCGCCGGGGAAATCCCCGATGGCGCGTACTGCGAGTGGATGCCGTACCAGATCGGCCAGGCGAAGACTCAGGCCCCTGGCAGCGCCACGCCGTGATCGAACTCCGCGTAGTTATCCAGGTGGTCCTTGATCACCCGGTAGCATTCGCACGCGCGCTCCTCAAGGCTCGACGCATCCAGGATGCGCACCGTGCCGCGGACGTAGTCGATCAGCCCCGCGGCCTTGAGCGCGCTGGCGGCGATCGACACGGTTGAGCGCGTCGCCCCCAGCATGTCGGTCAGGTACTCCTGGCTCAAGGCGAATGTGTCCGTGCGCGCGCGGTCGGCGCAGATCAGCAGCCACCGCGCAAGGCGCTGCTCAAAGTTATGCCGGCTGTTGCAGCCCGCGCTCTGCATCGCCTGCACCAGTTGCGCCTGCACATAGCGCAATGCCAACAACTGGAAGATTCCGCCACGCGCGAATTCGAGCCGCGCCAGCTCTAGCTTTGCCGCAAAGCCCGAGCCTGCGATCTGTGTGTACACGCGGTTCAAGCTGCGCTTGGTCCCCATCAGCGCGGACACGCCGATAATCGACTCGCAGCCGAACATGCCAACCTCGACCTGGACGCCGTCCTGGAAGGTGGTGGTCATGGACGCCATGCCAGCCTCAATGAAGAAGAGATGCTCGATCGGCTTTCCCGGAAACTCAAACTCATGAGCCAGATCGAACTTCACCGGGCGCAACCGCAGCCGTCCAACTACCTCGGCCGAAAGCGCGCGCAGAACAGTGTTCGTGTACATGATCCAAGGTTACTCCCGCGCGGTCCTCCCCCAAAAGTGTTACTTGTTTCCGCATTTTAATCTTGCTATATGTATTACTTTGTCCTACATTTCACACAGCCCAAGAGAAAAGAGGCACCACCGATGAGCATCGAGTCAATCGACCTCTCATGCCGCGAAGGCTTTCATGACAAGGTTTATCGCGCACAGATCGAAGAGGCCGGCAACGGCTACGTAGTCAATTACCAGTTCGGCCGTAGAGGCACGGAATTGTCCCGTGGAACCAAGACTGACACGCCGGTGTCACTTGCCGAAGCAACTAGCGTTTTCGACAAGCTGGCGAAACAGAAGCTCGGCAAAGGCTACTTCAGGGAGGTCGAGTGCGCCAACAAAAATACGGCCATGGTTGCAGGACAGGCTTTGACTCAAGATAGCGTAAATGCTGCATTGAGGTGGCTGTGGGAACGGGCGGAGCATCTGAAAACAAGAGACAACGCCCTCGCCTTCGTGGAGATGCTCCACTGGCGTGATCTCGCCATAAAAGAGTTCTTCGCCCAAGGTTACGCTCTTCAGCCCCTCATCTCCGGCAGCGAAGTACATACACACTACAGCACGTCCCGGAATGAATCCGCGGTGCGCTGGCTTGAGAAGCTGGCATTCGCATCGGACAAGGCAGAGAACCCCGCCACTCTGCTGGCAATGCTCAACTGGCGCGACAAGACTCTCGTAGAACGCGGCATCGAACTGACGGGCTGATTAGGCGGTCAACGATACAGAAACTTAGATATAGCCAAGCGCTTCTCAACGCAAGAAGAAAGAACACATCATGAAACGCTTCATTTTGGTCCTACTCGCACTGATGTTCACCGTCCCGGCAATCGCGCAGGTGACGCCGGTCACCGCACCTGCTGTCCCCTTCGATGCGTCCGTGTTTCGTCAGGCGCTCCGTGACAAGCTCCCATCTCTGCAAACAGAAATTACCGCAAGCGGCAACCGGAATGAAGCAGAGAAAGCATGCGGGGTGAAGGTTTTTTCGGCGATTGCAGAAATGGCCTATAGTGCATCACCACTTACAAAAGAGGAGGCGCAACAGTGGGGAACCGCGCAAACAAAAGCGGTGAAATTATGCTTTACAGAAGCCATGCCTCCGGTTCCCGCCGCCGACCAGCAGGTGGTGCCCACCCCCGCACCATCAGGCAAGCTGAGCCGAACCGATTTTCTACAGAGCAGGGTGGATGCGGCCGCTCAGATGTGCAAGTCTGCTATTGTTGCGACGGCTAAAGACCCGTCCTCGGTGCAGTTCGATGACAAGTACGCTTACGGTTTTGGCGCAGTCCTCACTAGAAACTGGATAATCATCGATTGGGGCATCATGGGGAGAAACACATACGGAGCAGTGCTGAGGCACACAATGGAGTGCAAGGTCTCTTGCATACAGGGCAAGGCTTGCACGTTCGTAGATCTCACCGAATAACCGGCATCCACACGCGGAAGCCCCGTCGAAGTAAAAAGTCCTTACGCCAAAAAGAAGGCAGCATGATAACGAAGCCGCAAAAGTCTGTACCCACGAGCCCCTTTTCCATGCGCATCAATCCGGAGACCCGCGCTCTGCTCGACTATCTCATCGAGCGCACCGGGCTGAAGGACGCCCAGCTCTTTCGCATGGGGGTTAAACTGCTGGTGGAGAAGGAACGGTCCTTAGCCGCCGTCGCACCCACACCAGCGCGCAAAACACGCTGAGAAGAAAGTTCACGCCCCGCTCCCTTCGCGCCAACGAAGGCGCGGGCCAGCCGCACTACAGCCTTCAAAGGAGGCCACAATGCACACCCGCCAAGGTGTCGCCGTACCCGCGCACCCCAAGGATAACGTAACAGTGCTCGCCGAAATGCTTCGCGAAGCGGTCGCACCCAACTGGGCACCCCTCGAGAAACTCTGTCCGCCCGGGCTCTGCGAGCAGTTCAGGTTCATGGGCTCGGCCGATGGAATCTACCTCTACAAGCATGTTGACTCGCTCCGCTATCTGAACGTCGACGTCTTCGGCCGAACTTACGCTTTCAATCCCGAAAGCTCCCTCTACTACACTATTTCCGTCGCTGCGGCCATGCGCGGCCTGGCACGGGCGGAGTTGGACGATCTCTTCGCGCCTGCCGAGCGCGCCGCCTTGATGATCATGTTCCAAAGCCTGGGGGTGAAGCCATGAAGCATGAACAGAATCTGCGCATCCTGCGCGACATGCTGCTGCTGGTCGATTCGCCCGTCCCGCTTCTAGTGATGCGCGAGTGGTCCGGCTGGGAGTTGGCGGTTGTCCAAAATTGGGCCGCTGCCGCGCATCTCAAGGCCAGCGATAACAGCGTGCGTGTTCCGCCTGTTCCAAGATGTGTCGAGGCCTACGCGCGCGGAAAGAGTGCGGCCGCAAGGGCGCGGCTGGCTGACTTCCACGCCAAAGCTGAAAAGTCGAACCTTCGGTGAGGCCGCCTCGGAAGATCCTGCTGGTTGGTGATGATGAGGAGCGGATCGGCGTGCTGCGCTATCTACTCCGCACCTATAAATACGCTGTAATTACAGCCTCCAGCCCCGCCGAGGCCGCGGAGCTGCTGTGCCAGCCCATCGACGTGTTGCTGCTGGAGTGGCCCCTCGACGGTGCAGAAGCCCTATTGAACCGGTCTAAGGAGATCAGCCCGGCGACCAACACGCTCGTGGTCACCGATGAGGACCGCCTACCGGTCGGTGTAACTCCCGACTCGACGCTGTTCCGCCGCAGCCTGCGCTCCAATGCGGAGATCCTGGACCGCATCATGGTGCTGGCTGCGAGAAAACGCGGGCCGCGACCGGACCGCGTCTGACGCTCAATCCTTCTCGGCGGCGCTCAGCGCCCTGTTGTCCTCGATGAGCTTCGTCATGCATTCTGGCGCCGAGCACACTGTTTCCTCGAGGTTGGCCCACAAGCACCGGCCTGGGCATGCGCGTCGCTCGGTACATCCGCAGTAGCGGCAGATGCCCTGGACCGGTCCTGGCAGCTCTTCGTATCCCAGGCCTGCGCGCCCCTCGATAAAGTCGCGGTGTGAGATGTGGACGACTTTCGGGACCGTCAGCGTGGCCAGGCCTCCGCTGCGCACATTGCGGGCTTCCGCGTGCGTCGCCACAAAGCAGGCCTCGATCGCCGGCTCTCCGCGCGTGCCCGCCAGCTTCTCGTCCATCGAAAAGCCCGCCACCAGCGCGTTGTAGACAAGCTGCTGCTCGCCTCGGCGCTCGATCACCAGCACCGCATCCCCAGGCCTGATTCCCATGGTCGTCATCAGTTCGCTTCCTTGGGGGGCTTTGACATCAACTCGAAAATCTCGTGAACCTCGTCGATCGGGATGGCGCCGGTCGCAGCCAGGCGCGCGATGAATTCCGTCGGGCTCGTGAACACCAGTCGCTCGCCGCCGTCGTGCATGTTTAGAAGCTCTGCGTAGTGTCCCTGCAGGTTCACCGACTCCCGCAGGGCGGTCATCAACACCTGGACCCATCTTCTCTCCGCTTCGGTCACGGCTTCACCTGCGCTTCCGGTGTCCAGAAGGGATGCCAGTGCGGGTTGCCCTCCATGATCTTGTTGATCAGGCGGATGCCTTCCCAGAACACCTCGTTCATGTCTTCGCGGCGCACCACGCCTGCGGCCATACCCAACAGGAGCACGAAGCGCTCCCACTCTTCCCTGGTAAACGTCACCCCCAGCGTGATCGTCTTTCCGTCTTCCGATTCGTGGTACCCGCTCTCTATTTGCATTGCTCCGCCTTTCTCTGCTCGATCAACTCGGTCAGCGCCTCGTTCATAAACTGCACTTCCTCGCGGTCGCTGTGATACTGCCGGCCGACGGTGAGAATCGCTTCAAGCATCGCGACATCGAAGCTGGCGTAAAGAGCCGCGACGATCAGCGTGGCCAGTTCTTTCTTCGCTTCCGAGCTTAGGGTTGTTTCAGCCACAAGCATCTCCTCCCCGCAGCCGTGGAATGCCCTGATCAGGCAGTTCGGGGTTGGTACCCGATTCCGGCGCCACCAGTACGACTTCAGTCCCGCCATAGGGCGTCCCGATCGGGCTGCGCGCCCACGCCAGCGCACGGGCTTCGGCTGCCAGGCCTTCGGTATTCACGCGCGAGTTATTCCTTGGATCCAATGCCATGTCTAGCCTCCTGAGGCTGCCCGTCGCTGCAGCTTTCGCGCGATCCGCACCTGCCAATCATGAAGACATCCCTCGCAACGTGAGCATTCGTCGTCAACGGCGAAGTCCATCCCGCAGTCGATACAAAGCTTCTTCGGCGGACCCTTGCTTGGAGCCAATGGAATTCGGGGCTCGCTCATCGGAACCCCTCAATGAACCTGCGCACTTCCGCTGTGTTGGAGAGCCAGCCAGGCAGCATCATGAACTGCACGCCGAGCGGTATCGCCGGGTGATTTTCAGTAATCGGGTGCTTCCCCAGATCCGACAGCATCGACGTCACTGCCTGCATCGGATCGCCCGCGTCGAGCAATTCAATCGCCCGTCGCTTGCACTCAGCCAGATGTTCTTCGCGTTCGCGTCCCATCGCATCTTCCTTTCAGGTGCGCCGGGTACTTGAAGTACCTAACGCAGCGACCGCCTGCAAAAGGTACCTCAGGCACCTCAGGTGTGCAGATACTGCTCGACGAGGTGATCCACCAGGTCGCTGAAGTCGCCGCCCTCGTCGTATCTCCATTTGCGGGCCGCGGCTCGATGGTTTTCACGCCGCATGAAGACTTTCACAGCTTTGTACTCCGGATGCTTGCTCTTCGCCGTCGCCTGCGAAGGCAGCGGCGCGAGCCTCGGCCCCGGCTGGGTGCCGCGAGTACCCTGAGCGATCCGAGTACCCTGAGTACCGCCTGCGCGCTCCGGCTCCTGCGCCTGCTTGATTCCCGCGAACAACTTGGTAAGGCCAGCCGATTTCAGATCGCTCATGCCCGCACCGCCGTGTCTTTTACAGCGGGCGCGTACAAGATCCCCATGGATGTGAGCTGGCGCCCGATCTTCACGTAAGACTCCCAGGCTCGGTCGGCCGCGGGGTCTTTCACCTGGCACACGATGCAGCCCGCCGTCTCCGCTTTCTGGAAGACTTCGAGCCGCGGGATCTCGCCGTCGAAAACCGGCGCGTGGGACTCGGTAAGCAGGTTACGCAGCGCGGCAGCCTCCTTGGCCTTGTACTGAGGCACCGCGGCCAGCAGCACTCGGAAATCGGCGCCGATCGCTTGCAGCGCGCGCACCGTCTGCCCCAGCCCGTTGGTTGCCTGGCCGCCCAGGGTGGTGGGCACCACCAGCAGATCGCAACCATCTGCGGCGGCTTCGAGGCCAGCGCTGCCGGGCCGCTGCCCAACGTCGATCACGATGTGTTTGTAATTGGCCGCCAACTTCGCCGCCTGCTCGAAGGGCGCCACTTTGTACGGGAAACCTTCGCCGCATTTCGACCAGGCTATCGCGTTGTGCACATCGTCGCCGTCCAGCAGCAGCGTCGGTGCCAGGCCCTGCAGGTATGCGGCCAGATGCACCGCCGTCATGGTTTTGCCCACCCCGCCTTTGTCGCTCACTACGCTCACGATCAT